AATAAACGTGTCATTTCTATCAAAACACACTACCCCCAGCAGGTTCTGGTGCAGTGATCGGCACAGATACATCTTTACGTTCAGGTATTGCTTTATCAGTCATACTACTATCCTTAGTTCACCAGCTGCGGTCTTATATACATCGTTTACGGCCAAACCACCAGACGCGGCGGCTGTGTTATTAGCATAGACGGAAAGCCCTGTTAAGTTGAGTGTACTAACTCTGCTCGGACCGGGATTCTGCTGCTGTTGAGCGTACAAGGCAAACGCCCGTGTAACCTGTGCTATATACTCTTGGCTATACTCAGTAGGCGCAGCGGCGAAAAATGGAATAGAAGTAGTTTGGGACATTACCGCCTCCCGTCCGTACGCATATCAGCGCGAGGAGTGCCAAGTCGCCATTCCGTCCCTAACCTAGCAGACGAAACTTTCAGTGCTATAGACCTCCCTCGCAACCTAAAAAATAGTTGCTCAGTAAACTTTTCTACGGGGGCTGTGGAAGATCGCACTGTCACACCTGAATTAGTTTGGTCAAATGCAGTGCCGGGGTACTCCCTTGCACTTATTGTAAAAGTAGCTTGCGGTGTGGATGTAGAGTTTCGGAATGTAAGGTCGGGGATAACTCTAGACACAAACATAAACTGATCTCCGTCACCAATGTCGATGGCGCTAGATTCAATGAAGCTACTTATAGGGCTAGGTGGGTTGGTGCTACCATCGTCGATACCGTTTTCATGGAAGTATAGATACCCGTCAGTAGAAGCCGCTATAGGTAAGTTTGAAAGTGCGTTGTCATGCCATGCAGTGCGGTTAAGAGTTCCGTAATACCAACTTCCTTCGGCGTAGTTATAAACCACATAGCTGTCGTTTGTTTGGCTACCAGCCGACGGGTAGAACCACCATACTTCGTTGAACTTACTGTTTAAACCTGCAGTTACTTTAGATCGTTGTGCGTTGTTTGTGTTGTTGAAGATATATTCTTCTACGGGGCATGGGATAATCTGCACGTTACCGTCATACTTGTAGAATACTTCATCTCCCATCCAATATACAGCGTCCCCAAAAGCAACGGCGGCGTTTTGAGATGCGATAGAAGTGTTTGTAGACACTTCAGTTAAACCGAAAGTAAACGGAGCCCCAATAAACTGCATTGATGACACGGACCGATCCGTAAAGACTATTACTTGCTGCTTGGTTTGCACCGCAGCGATAATTTCAGAGCCAGTACCAATACGTAGTTCGCCAGCCGTGTTGGTCGCTGTCGCCGCCCAATCAGTAATACTTTCTTGGCTCGAGAAACGTATAGTTAGCGGGTCGAGGTTGCCGGCGTCGCCTTGTGGATCACAGCCAAATGCAATAATGTGACGATCCCGCTCAGAAACAAGAACGATATTAGCAGCTTGCGGTTGATTGCTGCCACTTAAAGTAGTGATGTCGACGGCACGGGCATTGGTCCCCGCAGAGGTATTCCAGTAGTAGATACCGCCCCCCCGTGCATTTGCCAGTAAGTCCTCACCAAAGTTGTCCATAGACCATAAACGAAGCTGTCCGCTGGGTATTGACACGTTAGCTGCGGAACCCCAAGTTCCACGACTCCAAGCACCTGCGCTCCACCCACTACCACTAGAAGAAGAGTCCAAACCAGTGTTAATCTGGTACTTGCCCACTACGGAACTACCACCGTTACCGCCGTTGCCCGTACCTGCCTGTACGGCACTTTCAACTGTGTACGAGTTAGCATTTATAACAGAAGTTACCTGATACTCTTTATTTAGCACAGCGGCAGTAATATTACCCCCAAGACCAGCAGCCCCTGAAAACGTAACGAAGTCATTAAGAACTACACCGTTGTTTGTATCCGCCACAGTAATCGTCCTAGAAGTATTTGTAGCCGCAAAGGTAATAGCCCCCGCAGACGTAGTAGCACGGAGCGGCGTAATATCCACCGGGGCGTTACCATCTAGGATGTATAGCTTTAAATTAGTACCAGCACTGATAAAGTTTGTGCCGTTAAGAGCAGTCCAACTATGTATGTCTCTACAGGTACCGAGAAAAACATTATCCGTATAACGAGTCCAACCGCCAATAGTTTCGGGATACCCGATACGGAAACGTATTTTATCGCCATCACGCCAACCACCTTCGTTAGTGTAATCGGTCGCGTCCCTTACAATTCCGGGGCGAAACTGGAGTTTTTGTAGCGCCATACTCAATCCTTACCTAATAAATGTTATGCTCGTATAGTATACGCTACCGACTTTTTGCCCTCCAGCATGGTGAACAACCACCCTACAGCCGGTATTAGCTATATTATAGAACTTTACTTGACCATCGTTACTGCTACCGCTGTTATCGTTAGTAGACGCGTAGTTCCCTAGAACTACGTAATTAGCGTCCGCTAGGTTATTTGTAAACGCGACTTGATATTCCCCGGTGCCTACGTAGTTTATACTAGCTATATTGTCACTAGCTTGTATTGTGGCGTTTGCACTGTTGTTTGTATACGAGAACCTTGCCCATGCCTTGATAGGACTAGCTTCTGTTAAGGCCACAATAGCCGCTTTAACCTTAGCCGGAGACACAATGCTATCCGTTGTACCAGTGCCAGCCTGCCAAACCGAGGTGGCCTGTGTAGTGTTAGACGCCTTGGCGTTTACCTGCGTTTGGACGCTAGAAGTTACGCCATCTATGTAATTTATCTCAGCAGTAGTAGCTGTCACACCATCCATGATGTTTAGCTCTGCCGTAGTAGCTGTCACGCCGTCCATGATGTTTAGCTCTGCCGTAGTAGCTGTCACGCCGTCAAGGACATCAAACTCAGAAGTCGTAACGCCCGTTCCCCGCAAGTCTTTCGCATAGTTTAGGTCGGCAACGACACCTGTAAACCCGTCTAACTTATTGATCTCGGCCGTGGACGATGTCACGCCGTCCATTATGTTTAACTCTGCAGTGGTGGCTGTCACGCCGTCCACTATGTTTAACTCTGCAGTGGTGGCTGTCACGCCGTCCATTATGTTTAACTCTGCAACCGTTGCAGTGACTGTCGTGCCCCCTACTACTAGCGATCCGAGGTCCAAGGAGCCTGTAATATCTACAACAGCCGCGGCAGAGCCTGCGCCATCGCAATATATAATCTTAGTTGTGCCAGTTTTGACGCTTACATTAGCACCAGAGCCTTGGGTAAACGTGGCTGCCTGCCCACTACCGTTCTTGACGATGTATATATGTTGTCCATTATTTGGAGCCACAGTTACCGTATTAGTCCCTGAAGGAGAGCCTCCAAGAACCAAAACTTTATAGTGTCCGTCAGAAGGTGTGCCATCAGAAGTGGTAAGCGTATGTGTCGTTCCAGACAGCGTAATTGCACCTACACCGTTAGTGAGCCGATCTATTATGTTCATGTTATCGTTGATGGTGTTGCCCCATGTAGAAGACTGTTCACCATTGGCTGGAAGCTCGATGCCACCATTATCTGTATATGTACTAGGCATTGTCTATCCTTATGCTGCTATTCTTGTCCATGTTGTACCGGGGTCGGGTTTAATCCTACTCCATACAAGTACTTGTCCAACAAACCCAATGGCTGAAACTCCAGTCGGAATTACCAACCCATTGCCTGTCATTGTGATAGAGCCTACACCACCTACGGCTGAAACTCCAGTTACAACTACAACCGTGTTCTGAGCAAACGTGGCTTGTCCTACGGCTGTAGTTCCAGCTACGCCTGTGACAGATATCGCAGCGGTTCCGGAAATAGACACACTTGATGTGTTTGCAGTACCCGCAACTCCTGTAGGACTAATAATCGAGACGATTGCAACCGTAGTACTACCAGCCGAACCAGTGGCGGCAACTCCTGTAGCTGCAATGTTTAAGTCTGTAGAGCTTATTACCGAGCCAACACTACCAACCGCACCCGTTTGCATGCTAACCGTAGCGCCTGCGCCTGCAGCTGCTATGACACCGCTACTTGATGCGGAGCCTTGTACCGAGCCAAGAGTTAGCCCAATCTGATCGCCCGTAGTCCCCACGTTGCCAATAGCCATAGTACCAGCTACGCCTGTAGCAACAAATAACAGTTCGCCGCCGCCAGTATCTGAAAAAGCTGCTGCTGAATATGCGGAAAAGCCTAACATTTATGCGCTGCCATTATTTTTATCCCTGATAATGTATCTTCGTCCCAAGTATACATATTTTTTCCTCTATGACGATACTTCGTAACGGACAATAACAACTCCAGAGCCACCGTTGCCGCCATATCTAGTACCACCTTGACCAGTAGAGCCACCGCCACCCCCACCTGTATTTGCTGCCCCACTAGGCGCTGGGCTACTTCCACTAGGTGCACCATTGCCACCCCCGCCAGTACCGCCAGTACCACCAGCTTGTCTCCAACTACCGCCTCCACCTCCGCCAGCATAAGTTGAGCCGTTTAACCATGTTAATCCATTGCCGCCATTACTTCCTACAGCAGATGTTCCTGAGCTGGTGGTGTTAGCGCCAACCGCTCCTGCACCGCCACCGCCACAGCCAGCACCGTAACCAGTCTGGTACTTAGACCCGCCAGCGTAACCTTGCCCAGTCGCCGCTGCACCTCCAAAATACTGGCTACTACTACCAGAACCACCCCCGCCAGAACCGCCAGCAGTGCCATTAGCTCCTTCGTTCCCACCACGACCGCCACCTGTTGATGTAAGGCCAAAGCCAGAGCTATTAACCCCACTCCCGCCAGAATTTTGGCTACTACTACCGCCAGCGCCAATAATAACTTGGTAGTTCTGAGCGACTGCTCCAGCATCGCCTGTTCTGTATCCACCAGCACCGCCGCCACCGCCAGCATGGTTATTGCCACCAGCGGCACCGCCAGCAACAACTAAGTATTCTAATGAGTTGGAGTCAGTTGAGCTGCCAATAGTATTGACAGTGAAAGTACCTGATGAAGTAAATACATGGTATTTATACCCACTAGATGTAGAGGTTGATCCCCCAGACGCTGCAATAAATGATTCACTAGATTTGCCGTATCCATCAGACATATCAATAGCACCAGAAGAAGTGCCAAATAAACCACGTACAGCCGAACTGCCCATGCTAATAGCAGCTGTGGCTGTTAAATCAAGTTCTACGTTAACTTGCCGTAGGGATATTGGATTGCCTGCGGATGGTAATGTCATGCTCTATCTCGCTTTTAAGTCTTCAATCTCAGCTTTTAATTCTTTAATCGCTTCAATTAAGTAGCCTGTGATATTGCCATAATTTACACTTAGTGTACCCATTTCATCTTCTGCCGTTAGTACAAGTTCTGGTGCAACCTTCTGCATCTCTTGTGCAATAACACCTGTAGAATCTTTGCCAGTTGCATCACGCACATAGTGTACGCCTCGCATCTCACTTACTTTGGATAGGGCATCAGGGATTGTAATTATGTTTGATTTTAGGCGTTCATCAGAGAAGGCAGTAACGTCATTGTTAAACGTAGCCGCACCTGCCCCTGACATATCAAGGGTGAGGGCTGTAATTGCTGAACCGCCATCGTTACCTATAAATTGAATATCTTTATCAGAAACTAAGCTTCTAATTTGTGCATTGCCACCATCGTTTTGTATTTTTACAAAGTTTGTACCACCATCTGCAAAGAATATTTCTGCGCCATCAGCATCAAGGATAATATCGGCAGCAGAATCTAGTGTCAGGTTACCACCTGAAGATATAGATAATCCGCTACCAGAATTACCAATTTGACCTATTTCACTTGTATCTGAGTAAAAAATAGCATGTGCGCCATCATTTTGTTTACGAGTTATTACCAGAGGGTGAGTGCTAGTAGCAGTAGCATATATTTGACCAGAACCGTATAAAACTGTCCCTGCGGTCTGTTGGGCAGTAGAAGTCTTACCCACAGTCACGTTGCCTGACGTGTCGATGCGCAGACGTTCTGTACCGCCCGTGCTGCCCGATCCACCATAAAGAGGGCCATTTGCCGCTAAATTTGTTGAGAAGGTCATTATTCCTGCAGAAGCAACGTTAAGGTTTCCGTTGTCGTTGCCTAGTCCTACGTTACCCCCATTACTTCCTCCATTTCCTGCATCAACTAATCGTATTCCTGCCGCATCACTATTTTGAAAAATTGCAACATCATAATCATTTCCTGTAGACAGTGCTCCGCCTTGTGAAACGTGTAATTTTCGGTTCGGGCCATTTGTTCCAATACCTACTTTTCCGTTGTCTTTAATGCGCATATGTTCTTCAATAGCCGCACCTGTAGCTTCAGTAAAGAAAACTAAATCTGCCGCTGTTGCCGCTGTTGATACCCCACGTATCATCGCTAAAGAATTGTCATCGGAATTGCCGAAACTTATTTGGCCTAAGTTTTTACTTGCCGCAGGACTATCTGTACCCTTTAAAAATAATTGGCCACCGCCTTCGTTGTTTGTGCCTTGGACTGTTATTGATGCGTCAGTATTGAAAATAGCCGAACCCTTATTAGACATGTCAAGGGTGAGGGCTGCAATACCACTGTTATTATCAATGCCCGAAAAAACAATGTCTTTATCATTTACAGAAGAGAATATATTTAAGTTGCTATTTGTGCTTCTAATCTTTCCAATTTCAACACCATCATCTTTAAATTTAATGTCGCCTGTTGAAGCATCAAGATTAATATCTCCTGCAACGTCAATAGTAAAAGTACCTGTATCTGTTATTGATCCGTCTAATATAACCGTACCACCTCTGGTAATATTACCACCAGCCGTAATAGCACCTGTAGCAACTGCTCCTGTTGTTGTAATTGTTGAGGAGCCGTTGTTTATATTACCAAAGCCTGACGTTATACTACCAGCCGTAATAGCACCTGTAGCAATTGTTGAGGAGCCGTTGTTTATATTACCAAAGCCTGACGTTATACTACCAGAGTTTAATGCCCCTGTTGCTACGATACCGGAGCCAATAGTAATGTTAGCAGAGCCATTAAATGCTACGCCGTTGATAGTGCGGGCCGTAGCCAGCGTAGTAGCCGTTGAAGCGTTACCTGTAAGAGCCGCTGTGATTGTACCTGCGGAGAAGTTTCCAGAACCATCTCGTGCCACAACTTTCGAAGCTGTGTTACCCGAGACTGCGTCTACACCAAGAGTGAGCGCGGTACCCTCAGAAGCCGATCCACCACCTGTCAGGTATGAGCCGTTAGCAACAGACTGGACATAGTTACCTGTGGTATCCGTGCCTAGAGCAACAGAGTTTGCTTGGATTGTTGCAGTGCCTGTGACATTGCCAGAACCGTTAAACGCAGCAGAAGTCCAAACAACGTCGCCTGTCATTCCAATTGTTCGACCATTAGCTAGTGTAGTGGCAGACCCAGTCAGGTCAGCAGTAACCGACGCGAATGTAGGAGTAGCAGTAGTTGTGAGGTCAATACCTGTAGAAACCTTACCACCCATGCCCGAGTGATTAGTACAATAATAAAATAAGTTAATTGGAGCATCTTGCTCTAGTGTCACCTGAGTATACGCTCCAGATGAGCCCGGTGTACCAACAGCCGTTACGCCTACAGTGTACGCAGACCCCCCGGCATGAGTGCCGTTAGATGTGACGCTTAAACGCAATGGATGTCCTGAGTTGGAACTATTCGACTGGTCAAAGCGCACAGTTACGGATCGTTGCAATAACGCTGTTTGTTGTAAGGCTCCATCTAGATAGAATCTATTACCTGCGCCGGGATTAGATACAGTAACCGCTATTGTTAGATACGGTTGCTTTCCAACTAAGCCCGCTACAGTAGTGTTTATAGAAGTGTTTGCTGTCCCGTTAAAAGACCCTGACGAGCCCGTGGCGTCCCCAGTTAAGGAGATGACTCTGCCTGTAGCTAGCGCGGTGGCGGTAGAAACTGGAGTGTTTAAGGAGAACTGTGTACCAGACAAAGATAGCCCTGCACCTGCACTATATATCGGGGCGTCAGCAACTAACGTGAAAACAATATTTGTTGTGCCAAAAGTAATAACACCTGTTGTGGTCATTACGTCAAGCTCGCCACCATGAACCGTACCCTCAGTAATAAAGAAAGCATCACCTTCACCTAGTGCATCTGAGTCACTTGGGGCATAAGAATCAGCGTCAGTAGCGCGGGTAAGAACCCAATTTGCAGAACCGCTGCCAACTGTAGTAACCTTGTAGACACCGTTATGCGCTTTGTTAGTTTGGTCTTGTACCATCACGCGGTTGTTTGTGGCTACTGAAACTCCATCCAATACTAAAGCTGCTTGCGTTGCTGCGTTAGTAAGTGTGGCTCCAACCCCGCTGGAACCGTTGCTATATGTAGCGTTTAGGTTCGCAGTTGTTTCAACTCGGCAAGGTTCGTGGTAGTGGATACCCGCTGCAGCAATAGTGTCTACATATTGTTTAGTAGCAGATTGTAGCGCCGCAGTCGGATTAGCGTTAAGAATCAGGTTGCCCGTCATCGTACCGCCGCCTCTAGATAAAAGAGTCTGTATATCGACCCCATCTACCGTACCACCCACAATTAAATTGTTGCCAATGGTTACATTGTTACTTGCGTCTTCAATTACGGCCTTGTCAGCAGGGTACGTAAGGAAAATATTTTTTGTTCCAACACCCCAGTTAACGGCATTATTAGAGTTAGACGATGTGAACACCGACGTGCGGGTAATAGTCCCCCCACTAGAAGCATAGGTTCCAAGGCCAACCTCGAAGTTCACATTATCTGTGATCGAGTAATAGACCGTGTCCGTATTGGATGCAACGGAAGCAAACGTTCTAAAACCTGCAACCACGCCCCCCAGAGTATAAGCCCCGGTCCCCGTAGAATTAGTAGTTTCCTGTATACGATCAGCGACAATTAGAGCCATTGGGTAACCCCTTTATTTTTAAGCTATACGAATGATAGCGTTTGAAGCATCCGCTGCTGGAAACTGAATAGTAAATGTACCAGAAGTTGAAGTTTTATCCGCACCAAAGTCCAGCACCGCAACTGTTGGGTCGCCTGAAGCGCTGTCGTTATAAATTAATGCTCCGCGAGCTGTAATTGATGCGCTGGTAAAGTTAAGGTCAGCGAAGTCTGTCAGTGCTGTAGTGCCTGAAGATGTCGGTGTTACCTTTGAGAGCGTACCGCCGCCAGCACTGTACGAACCGGAGTTCGACACTTCATTGCCAGTAGTATACGCAGTTGTCGCCGCATTAAACGATGCACTGTTTGTATACAGGGCAAGTTTAAATGTATTGCCTGAAGAGGCAGTGAAGTTGTGCGTACCTTGAAGCAGTTCTTTCTTGAACGATGTACACATGAAGTTACCATTAAAGGCCATTTAAAGTCTCCTAAGTTGGGTTGCGAGGTCCGGAAACCCAGCCTCTTGTATTTTTACATACGTTGTTGTGCGGTCTTCTTTAACCGCTACTTTAATATAATGCGTGATGATTTGCAACATCTGTGATTTATACGCCTCCGCTTGCATTCGTATCTCGGGCGGGGCAGAAGTAGACACGCTCATTAGCTTGTCTACACACATTTCCGCTACAGCATCAGGGCTGTGCCCTCCTTTGTCAGCGGTATGTATTTTTATGGCGTCAAAGCCAAAATTCATTTCAACTTGCATCAAAGTCTCCCATCTCTGTACTCATCTTGCGCACTCCGTATTTGGACCCCGGTAAGCTGCCCAAGAGCTTCGCTATAGCGAGTAGTATATAATTGAATAAGGTCTGTCTCACCCTTCATGTATGTGTACGCCTCAATCAGAGAACCATAAAGCAAAGCGGATTCGGCATTGCCGCCGTACCAAGATGTGCTTGTGGTAACGATTGAAGGCGGGTCGTAATAATAATGTAGTTCAACTACGTAGGTGTCGTCAGGTGTTGGGCCAAGAATAAAGTTGCCTTGCTCCCCACCAAAGTCTCCGTCAAACTGAGCATAGTACTTGGGTAGGCCCGGTGTCGTGCTCGGTGAAGGGTAGGCCTCTCGTATAAAGTTTACGTCTTTATCAAGAAGGAACGAATAGTTTCCAGCCGGGTCTACGACAGCCAAAGAAAACACAGAGAGAAAATCCTCTGGTCTAGCTAAGTACAAGTCACCGTTAGTGGTAGCTGCGGTAACATTCCTGCGCAACTCAGGCACCATTATAGAGCGGTTGAGCCGCTCTTCCGACTGTTTGACAAAGTTAGGAATGTTGGAGACGAAGCTTGTCTCCTCATTCTGTGTATAGTCTTTTATTGCTGCAACCAGCTCTGCGTAGTTCATCAGAACTTACCCCATTTTAAATTTGCCACCACTAGTAGCCGCACCCATACCACGGCATTGGCCGCCGCCGCCCATCTTCTTGACTCCGCCACCGTAACCCATCTTCTTGACCTTAGCTTTGCCACCGTAGTTCATTTTCTTTACTTTAGCTTTGCCGCCGTAGGACATTTTACCAACGCCATCAGTAGCATAATCAGGAACCATTTTCCCGTTTGGACCTGTAACCATGTTCAGCTTACCACCGCTTTTCAAGCCAACAGCTTTTTTAAGCTTCTGCAGTCCTCTTTTTATTCCACGCTCTACTACTGTTGGTGGGTTACGTTCATTTCGCTCTTCTCTAAGTTTTTCTTTGCGTGCTGCCTCAGATTCACGGAATAAACGTTCTTCTTGCGCCCTAGTCAGGTTAGTGTCGGCACGTTGTCTTTTGCTATCGCCCGGCATTTGGGTCAAAGATTTCTTATTTTTTTGCATACTAATCTCCATCAGTTGTTGTTACAGTGACTCTTCCTACAGAGCCTACCATATATTGCGCTGGGTTCCAAATAGGGTTCCAGCCAAACAAACCTCTACCCGGATTTACATCTGGACGGGGGTTACGTAAAGATTGGGGGTCTGCTGTGTTAACATCCCCAGTAAAGTTTTGTGGTTGGTCGGGATCAAATACGTCTTTGCCTACACGTAGACCTGTACGTACTCCATGCTGAACCTCGTATATAAGGTCTTCTAGCTTGTAGCGAAACCCAGTCCGGTCACATATACCGTATGCGTGTTTACCACTAGCGTAACCCGGCATTATACATTCCCCCTAAACGGTACAATACGAAGTGTAGACCTATCTTGATCTTGATCTGCAGCCCTACGGAATTGTTCCTCATATTCTTGTTTTAAAGGACCAACTCTATCGGCTACTTCAGGTTTTTTCATTGCAACGTAGTACGCTAAACCAGACACAAGAGCGGGTATAAAACGAGGCGGTATAGAAGTAGTAGCTCCTCCAACACCGCTCGCCAGACCATCTATACCTTTTAGACGGTAATAAGATAGCTTATACGTAGTAGCATCGTTTGGCACAGGCCAAAGGGTAACTTGTACATTTGTAGCATTGCGCTGTACGTAGATTTGCGATGGACGCCCTTGAGTATTTTTGTTTCCCTGCTGAGAATACGTAGAAACACTCATGCGTTGTATGTACGAGTCCAGCTGCTGCGGTGTGCCTTCGTCAGTGCGGAGTTGATGTTCTATTAGGTCGATAGTATCAGAAGGTAACGTATAGGTCGCTGTACCCGCAACTAACGGCAGGGTCCCCGCCTCTATAGTAAATAGGTTCAAGCCGCGATTCTGCCACTCTAGCGTCATAATATTAAGACTGCGGCGGGCGGTTTTTAAGTCATACCCCGAACGCATTTCAAGGCCTGCACGTTCGTATGCCTCCTCAAATAATTCATTTAGTTCTGGCACAACAACCGCCATGATCTAGGCCTTCCTATACTTTGCCGTCTTCTTGGCTATCTTTTTAGGTTGTTTGGCAACCTGTTTACCTTTTTTAGTAGCCGCTCGTTTAGCCTTGGTAGTAGCAGCGTATTCTTTAGATGACAAAGCTTTTATAGCTTTAGCGGGTAGGTACCGCTCACCTGTAGCCTTTTTCCCTTGCGTCGACGGCTTACCAGACTTTGTACGCCATTTCTGCTTAGTCCATTTGCTAAGACTTTTTTGACTTTTTGCTTTTGCCATCGGCTTTAGCCTTCGCTTTCTTACTCAAATCTTTATAGTGGGATAACTTAACACTCATTTTACCATGAACTTTCCCCGTATGCATAGTACCATCCTTCATTTTGTGCTTTTCGCCCGCATGAACTGTACCGTCTTTTTTATAATGTTTTACACCCTTCACGACTTATATCCTCCACCTTTAGCTTTATATTGTTTAGCCAACATTTGCGCTTTACGAGCAGACCATTGACCCGGTTTACCACCTTTACCCCCACTTTTAATCTTGTTGAACAATGCCTTACGCATTGTGGGCTTAGTGTAATTACCAGCTTCATTCACACGACTCTTAGTTTTGCCGCCCTTGCCCATAGCCGCTACAGGTTTACGAGGCACTGCTTTTTTAACTCGGTTGCCTGTAAGTTGTCTTCCCATAGAACTACGTCCCATCATGTCAGCATTTCCACCTTTTTCTAGCTTGCCGTAATCGGCTGTTAGGGTCTTTAGCTGCTTTAGGAAATTGCTTCATTTGTCCCGCAGAACGTGCGCAGTAAGACTTGCGACGCTTAGCTGCAGCGCTTCCCTTTTTAACCTTACCTGTAACGGCTGTCTTTAGTTTAGAGCCGGGGTTATCCCGACGATACTTGGCCACACCTTTTTTAGTCATCCCCGCGCCAGACTTAGTTGGGCGTTTTTGACCACCTTTTATGGTGTGACCTTTCATTGTACCTTTTTTCTTAACTGCCATATTACTCTATAAGTAGTGTCATTACGTTTCCTGTGCCTGTAAAGGCAGAAACAAAGCAACCGTTATCAGCTAAAATACCATCATTTGGAATGTATACGTCGTTCCAACCAACAGGTAAAGTTAACTGCAATATAATAGGGCCAGTAGCTGACCCACTACGAATAGTGAAAGCGGCGGCTGCAGCGGCGTTTATTAAAACACCCTGCAATCTACCTCGTGATGGGCCTACAAGTGCAGCGGTAGCGCTTGCTGCAAAGTTATAAGCTCGTACTTCTTGACCAGCCATTTGCTAGCTCCTTACGCTAAATTTTAAAGGTCGATAGCCTGTTGATACAGAACAGTGAAACGAATTGTTCCTGCATTAGTAGCACCAGTAGTGGTTACTGTAAGACGTTTTTCAGTACCAACGTCTGCCCAAGCCAATGCTCCACCTGCTTCAGTAGTAGGGTATTTACGACCTGCACCGGAAGCGGCAGTAATTGAAAATTGGTTTAGAAAAGTAGCGTTGCCGCCAACAGTATCGCCAATGCTCAGTACGCAAGTTGCGTTTGCAACAGCAACAGATACCTCAATAACGATGTCAATAATTTGTGATGCAGCTGGGATTACGATATCAGTAACAGTGGCTGCTTGTGCGCCACCTGCGGTACTAAAAGCAGCGGTCTGAGCCATAACGACTTGACCAGTGTTTTTAACATTTACACCTAACGTAGTTCCAGTTGTTTCTTTAATTGTTCCGGCCTTGATAGGTCCAGAGAATGTAGTAATACCCATGATTATCTCCTGTCAGGGTTAAGTCAGTCGCACCATGCAACTGTCAGGGATACAGGTACCCTACAACACCTTTACGCAAAAAGAAAGCCCCACCGAAGCGGAGCCTTCCAAATTTAAATTTAAGTCCTAAGAGCTTACGCTCCCGGAGAACCGTAGATGCCCAATGGGTCGGAAACACCGAAGCTGTAACGCTCACGTGCTTTGTAGCGCACGTTGCCAGTATCGAAGTCACCATCCATGCCTGTAGCCATCGCAGAACGTACAAAATGTTTCATGCCGTTAGGGATGTCTGTAGTCAAGAACCAAGCGTCAGCGTCTGTAAGGTAGTGGTTTACACCGTACCCTTCAGGAACTGCACCGTTAGAGCTGAGAGCATTGATGTCGTTATCAGCTGTACCTACACGTAGAGTTGTTTCCAACAAACGAGTTGCTACGAACTGTAACGCAGACGGGATAATAAGCTTTCTACCGCGAGCTGCGATAAGTAGGCCACGTTCGTCTGTGTATCCCCCAATGTCGATAATCGCCTGTTCGAGCGAAGTCTCGTTAAGGTCAGCACTAACCGCTGGACGGTTAGCGTTTGTACCGCCACCAACTGTTGGGTGTGCAGTGCTGAACAATGTTACACCATCACCAGACTGGAAAGTGTCAAAGCCCGTGTTGAGCAATGAGGCAGCTTTAACCTGCTTGGTGTATGCCATAGCGCGAGCTAAAGCTTTTGTGTAACGCGAGGACAAAGAATCGTACAAGTTATCTTCCATCGCTTCTTCAGTGATGGCGAAACCCATAGCGATAGTTTCGTGTGTGTAGCGAGCTGTGAACGCCTCTTGCGCATTATCGTACGCAATAGATGAACCTTCAGCCTTTGTTGGTGCTGCACCAAAACCAGATAATTTAACTTCTTCTTCAAAGCTACGCTCTGAATTTTCTGTCTCATAAATGTCCGCGTGCTCGTTTTCGTATTTGCCATACTCAAGACCAAAAAGGGCGTTGAGTCCGGGTAAAAGCTCTTTAAGCGCCTGCGCGCGTGAAATAGCCATGTGTTAGCCCTCCTTACAAGCCAACAGCGTTAGTCATGCTGCTGTAGCCGGGGTTAAGTTTAACCAAAAGATCAGGGAATGCATCACCAATAGGAGAGGCAGAAGCCACGATACGGAAGGCAGCGGTAGTAGTCTTAGTTGTCGCGTCGACAGCACTTGTAGAGTTACCTGTAGCAGTTCTGCCAGTATTTGTAGACTGAGCAGCCGCGAAGAAAGTGTTCGCACCTATATCAGACTGGTCCATAGCGCCATCTGCTTGTACTTGGAATAGTACGTTTGGATCATCTACAACATACGCTTTGATATCGCCGCCATTGGCGGTACCAGAAGGGTAGTATTGCGAGAACGTAGTTTGGCCTTGAGCGTTGGTAAATTCACAACCCACAAACACACCAAGAGAACCTGTTAGGTTTGTTCCTGTTGGGAATGCGTTTGTACCACCGTCAGAGCCGGTTGCAGTTGATAGTGCGATGTAACCATCGGCACCGATTTGAACGACTTGACCGTTAAAGAGGTTTGTTGCCTCTCCAGCAGGGTCGATCAGGTACTGGGACGTTGCCCCAGCGTAGGCCATACCGTCGGCACGTTTTACCGGCTTTAGGCCGTAGGGAGCAGCTATAGTAGCCATGATGCTCTTCCTCCAGATTTATTTACTGTTGTAGTAAAGAGCATTATTACTCCTTACCATATAGTTACCGCGAACTACGCTTAGTTTTAGTCATAGGCATCCGCGGGTCAGACTCACGCATATAGTTTCTATCAACAGCCTCGGCCTGATTTTGTGCAGACTCAAGCTGACCATAGATGCGGTCATCTCTTAGTTCGGTCGGGATAGCGCAAAGCAATAACCCACCAACTTCGATATTGTCTTTAAAACGAGAATCAATATCTGACATGATGTGTAGCTCAGGATAATCCTCTGCCTTTACAGGCACATAGCCATCACGAAACCGTCCAGAGACGTTTGTCATATCTGCATTACCCAATGTAGCTGTGCGAATCCAGCGGAACGAAAGTCCGTCACGTGGTTCGGGGGTAGGTAGCATAGACGAGCGTTTCCAAGGTTTACGACGTTCTCCCGCTTCGCGGGTTTCGGTTGTACGAGGTTTTCTATCAGCCATTTTGCATATCCTTTAGCTTTTGCGCCGCATATTCTTTATTAGATAATCCGAGGCGCTTGGCGATTGCGGCCTCCGATGAGGAAATGACAACTTTATTGCGTGATGAGGCAGTATTTCTACCACCCGGGGCCACCACGGAGCCAGCCTTACGTTGTGGTTGTCGAACCTCGGGTTCCACGTCCGCAAAGCGATCTGGGTATCGAGACCGCATGGCCTCGTTTATCTTACTATAGTACACATCCGTTGTAGAATCAACGCCTGTCTCTAATAGTTCTTCATGTACGAGCATAGCGTATCGTGTCATGCTTGTATCTTTCTGGAACCAATCGTTCTCGGCTACCCAATCCTGCGCTTTGCGGTCTGGTTTAGGAACCCGAGGTGCTGCTTTTGGAGCTTCAGACTGGTCTTGCACAGCCCGTTGCGCCGGTTTCCAGTTCTCTACACGATCAGCTTCCATCTGTAGCTTAGATAGCGACATCTGTGCTTCGAGCACGGCATCTGTATCTCCAGCCTCATACGCCTCTTTGTAAGCTCGTTTCGCGCTGTTAAGTTCCGATGCTACACGTGCCTTGGCTTCGTTAACCAGCACGCCTTCACCTTCAGAAAGGTTTTTGCGGAGACGCGTAGCTTCGTTCTTCTGCGATTCAGCGTAATGAACTGCGACTTCACGTTCTCGTTCAGCTTCTTCTTTACGGCGACGTTCTTCATGGAACTCGAATTTTAGCTTCTTGATACGCTTCTGTACCGATTCACTGTGCTTTTCAAGTTCTTCGTCTTCTGGAATATCCGCCTCTGCGTCAGCTGCCCGGCGTGGACGGCCTTTATCTGCGTCTGGAGTATCATCTTCGATCTCCACTTCAAAGTCACCGTCGTCGGACATATCTACTTCAACGGTGTCTGTTTCGAGTTCTTCGTTCTCGACTATTGTATTCTTGTCAATCATGCTCTGCTATACCCCCGTGGGTCTTCAACCACCGCTTCAACAGTATCATCGTTGATAATGCGGAACTCTCTGTTGTGTAATTTAAAACGTGTACCTGAATACGAACGGAAGATAATAAAATCACCTTTTTCGCACCATGGACCGTCAGGGAAACGTTTTTTGTCTGTATAGGCTCCAGTACCTATACTTATAACATACCCAATAATGGTAGCAGTTTCTTCCATCTTGGTTAAAGCATCGGGCATATAAACGCCCCCATCTGTTTTACCCTCAAGTTCTGGGATTGCGATAAGCAGCTTATAACCTTTCGGTTCGGGTAATTTTGCCAGTAGCTGCTCGTCATCTATTTTGTCGGTAGCGTACATCTTAGTCTCCTGCAGTGATTAAAGGCTCACAGCGCCTTTTGCATGGATTATTCCACGTTATGTCGTATAACTACACGTATGATGCCTAATCTTCAATATACTTCTTCTCAATATCTTTAACATCGTTACGTATAGTAGTTAAGGCTTCGTATTTACCTACTAGCCTCCAGTAAGTCTCTTGATTTTGTGCGCCGCCTTCCGCTAGGTGTTCGGCGATAGAGGTGCGGCTTTCTTCGAGCCGTGTAAGCATGGTATGAAATATACTATCAGCCATCGAGGTTCACTTTCTCTGCAATGTCCATAGCTAGACGCGCCGCGGACTCCTTCTGATCTGTTTCAAGCTCTGCAACCTTAACGCCAATACGTGCCGCTTCTTTCTCCTCTTCGGAGTCGATACGTGCCTGTTGTAGTCGGGCGTTCTCTTGCTTGGACATAGCGTCGATATTAATCTTCAGCTTATCCATCTCGATCTTGTGCTTCAACTCAGTCTCTTTAATCATCAACTCGCGTTGCTGAATCTGAGTAAGTGGATCAGCCTGCTGTGCAGCGGCTTGTTCTGCAGCTGCTTCGGCTTGGCCTTTTTGGAACAGCTTCTCTGCAGCTTTCGCGGACAGTCGTGAGACCTGAAGCTCTATATCTTCTGGTAACGGTGCCTCTGGGTCTGGAAGTTCTACGCCTAGCTGTTTCTGTATCTCTACACGATATTGTAGCGCTACGTGCTCCGTAATGTGAGACATCATAGCGGACTGAATTGCGCTCGCGAACGGTGATTGCCCCACAATCTGCATGATCTTAGGGTCTTGCATCGCCATCATATGAGTCTGGATATGCGCCTCATGGTCTTGATAAGCAAAGGCTTTGACCGGCTCTTGTTTTAAGATAGCCATATTCTCAGTTACTGGGTCAGCGGGTTTAATATCTTCGGCTAACGTAATGATATCGTCAGCGTCTTTAATACCCAGAACTTCGAGCATCTGACGGTGCAGCTTGCCCATATTGTACATTTGTGGTGCTTGCTGGGCCAGTTGAAGTGCAGCTTGATACTGCATTATGCGTTGCGCCATTGTAGCCGCGTTAGGATCAGACACTGGGATGACATCTACCCGGCCATCAAAGTCTGCTATACGATCTGCGGGTTCGTCCATCTCATACGCGTACTCAGAAGGCATGTAATCATGTACGATCCTAGCTAAGATACGAAGCTCTTGTTTCATCGCTGCGTGCAAGCGAGCCTGAATACCCGACATTACCTGCATAGAACGCTCCATAAGCGCCAAAGTCGTTCCTACAGGAGCCTGAGCGTTGATATCACCCATTTGGATGTCACCTACCGCCGCAATACGTCTTCCTTCATCTACGACGTTCCCAAGTAGTGAGTAGAGTACGCTTGATGGTTCTTTGTAAGGAAGGGGTACAATGGACTCTTTAATCGTACCAGCTGGCACGTCCACGTCACGAAACTCACCCGGCATGATTGGGGTGTTGTCCCCGGTGATACGCATGCCTCGGGCTTTAAAGCCTGCTGGGAGGTTAGATAACGTACCTGCATCAATAAGCTGACGCATTATAGAGGTAGCAGATTTGGTCAAGCCCCCTAGCGTGTGTATAAGCCCTGTACCGTAGAAACCCATACCGGGCAAATACGGATAATGTACGACGTGCATACGCTTCTCGCGCTTGCTGTCTTCTTCATACCAATTTCGACGGATAGCTAGAATTACGCTAGACGATTTATCAATCGTTACTACATACGGCAGTGAAACACCGTCTACATCATCGAAAGGCTCAGGTAGGTCTAAATCTACATGCATTTCTAGAACAGTATGTCGTGGGTCGTCAGAGTAAGTAGCTTCAGAACCTTCTAGTTCGTTGTACTTCTCTTCAATGTCAGTGACATCTTTAGTTGCTTCAGGCAGTTCGACGTCACGGTAGAAGCCGTTTACCTGTAGTTTAAGTACTTCTTCAGGTGTTTGCTTCATAACATGCGTAAATCGTGGCGCGGTTCGTAAATTAGACGCACCGTAGGATACTACAAGGTCTTCTGCAGGAACAAACTGGGACACAGGACGTTCTGTTATAGGATCGAAGTAGATTTTCTTAAATGCGGAGCCAGCCATCGGGAGTTTGAACAACATCTGTTCCATCTCGTCACGGTAATCCGGCATCTTTTCAGTAATAAGGTAGTTAAGTTCGGTCTCGACACGTTGTGCCTGCTCAAACTTCTCAGATGTCATCTTGCCTACAATCTTGCTGCGTACGGGTCCTGCTGCTGGGAGAAGTTCTCCCATCGCCTGCGCTTGGAATTTAATCACCGCTTCGGTCATCATAGGGTGGTACACCCCAGAAGCTCCGTTCCACGGTTCGGTACGCTCCTCTACCTTCATACCGAGAAGGTCCATACCCTTAATATAGGCACTGGCCCATTCACTGCGAGATTCACGATCAGAGGAAAAGTGTTCTATTAGCTCGCTTGCTATTTCCTCGAGTTCGTCGTCGTCAATAAATTCAGCTAGGTTGGAATCGTGAGAAATATCTTCGTCCATCTCAGGTGTATCACCAAACTCAACCACAATAGACCCGTCATCCATAACAACTTCTATAGCTTCTGGGTCTTCCACTTCGATAGTTAAATCAGGGGTTAGCTCGTTCTCCTCAAAGAGAATATCACTAGGTTCCATAGGTTTTTCGACTGCCATGTTCTTGCCTCACTCGGTTCGTTTGAGGGCACTATAGCAGATATAGTGCCTAAATAGAAAGCTATCTTCGTAGGGTGAGGACACAACTAACGAGGGAGGTTCGGTACGAAGTGTCCTCACGGACGCTACCAACGTCCTGTGGATAGCCATACTACACATATACACGTATGTCATCCCCATCAGTAATACGCCGCCTTACGATGTAAATATGAGTCATCGTCCTCCATGTCCGTAGGTAAACGGATAAATCCACCCTGACGGAATCTTAGGAGAGCCATAACCGTACTGTCGACTAAGTCATCGTTTGACATGAATGGAAACCCAGCCACTTCTTCTACGAGCTCGTCTGCCCAACGAGTGGCGGGTACCCAGACCATGCCTGAAGAAATAATATCTGACACAGAGTTAAGCCGTGCTAACTTATCACCAGTCCCTCGGTGGGGTGTGTACTCGGTGACAGGCAGGCCCATGCGTCGCATCTCTTGGTAGAGTGCTACACCAGAACTTTTCTTCTCCACAATGAACGCGTCAGGGTCCCAGTGGTTGTACTGTTCCATCGCCAGCTCCTTGAGCTCAGGAAACTCCAGCCGTTCTTTTATACTGTCAAGTAGAATAATGTTGTGTGAACTTGTTTCCTCGTGAAAGAACACGCCCCAAGTGGTAAGTGCGGTGTAATCGGCCCGGTTATGCTTCTCTGCCGCGGCATCTAGGGACATAATTACGTACTCAACCGACGGGAGCTTGTCGTTCTCCCAAATGTTCCACCATTCACGCTTCACAATAGAAGCTTCTTCGGATGTGGGCTGCTGCTGGTACTGCGAGTTCCACTGGAACGCAGGCATTGAGGCCTTGGTTCGCTTTAACGCCGCAAGATCAAAGAACTCCGGCCATAGGGGCTTCTCTATTGGTTTACCCTCTTTGTCTTCAGAGTCTAAAATTGCAGGGAACTCAACGATTTCGTACTGGTCAGCCTCCTCATTCTTAACCATATCGTTGGTCACACGACCTGTTAGGTCGTCCATATGCCACCTAGTCTGCACGATAGCTACACGCCCCCCGGGCATTAGTCGTGT